TGAGAGAAATTTACCGAAAGTTAGTAGGTAATCCACAATTTATAAATAACTAATAAGTGTATTTTAAAAATAATGGCGCATAGACCAGTTGGACTTGGCACATCATTTGCCACATCATCAACATCAGCACAATCTACATCATTTTCTGTTCAATCAAATGTCTTGAGAGTGGTGGCAACTGGTGGCAATACTTTCGTTGCCATTGGCACCAATCCAACAGCAACTACTGGTGATTATCTAGTTCCTTCGGGAACTTCGGCAACTCTTGCTTTAACAAAGGCATCCAATAGAGTTGTGGGAGTTACTACCGGAACAACTACAACTATTATTTTTGCAGAAGGAACTCAATGTCCTTTTGGTGTAGGTGACTATGTTACCTTAACTGCGAATGGGCAAAGTTATTATGATTTTACACACCAACCAGTAATTTCAGTGGATACCTCATCTGGATATGATGGATATCATCAAACCAGATGTTCTATTGACACTAACACCAGTGGAATTTTGACTGCATTTTCGTCAGTAAATGCAACTCTAACAAATTCCCTTAAAGTTGCCGCAAGAACTGATACCGGAACGGGTGTTCTTTATTTACAACAAGTACAAATTTCAGGACAAGCATAATGAAACTCATCAGAGAAGAAGTAGAAAAGGTAAAGGTCATTACCGAAGAAAAAAACGGTAAAAAAAATCTTTATATTCAAGGAGTATTTCTTCAGAGTGAATGTGTAAATCGTAATGGAAGAATGTATCCCTTTGCAATTATGGAGAGGGAGGTCAAGAGGTATAATGAAAATTACGTTCAAAAAGGACGTGCATTAGGAGAACTTGGACATCCTGATGGCCCTACTGTAAATCTTGATAGAGTTTCTCATAAAATTGTTGAACTCTATCAAAAAGGAAATAATTTTGTAGGCAAGGCTCAAATTTTATCCACACCAATGGGCAAAATTGCAGAGGCACTTTTGAGTGATGGCGTTACTCTCGGCGTTTCCTCTCGGGGTATTGGTTCACTTAGAGAAAATAACAGAGGATACAAGGAAGTAGGCGAAGATTTTATGCTTGCCACTGCTGCTGATATTGTTGCCGATCCCTCTGCACCTGATGCATTTGTCCAGGGAATTATGGAAGGAAAAGAGTGGTGTTGGGAAGGTGGAGTCCTAAGAGAAAAAGCAGCATACAATACAAAGAAAAAAATAAATAGTTTAGTTGACGAAGGTATTCTTGAAGAGTACAAATTATCGTTGTTCAATGAGTTCTTAAATTCATTGTAAATAATTAAATTATAAATAAATATAGTTTATAACTTAAAGGTTAAACGGAGAGTTCAAATGTCTCGTGGAGATTTACAAGAAATGGAAGTAGGCACAAAGCAATCCAGAACCGCCGTAAATGCAAATGCAAAGGCGGGAGATGCAATGCCAAAATTATCAGGAAATATTCCTGATGGGCAAACTGCAGGTTGGGAAGATCTTGGTGGACCAACACCAGAAAATTATAAATCAGATGATAATTCTGCAAAACTTAAAACACCTGGAGCAACACTCAAGCAAGTAAGAGATGTTGTCAATAAGGGTGCCAAGGGAGCGGATCCAATGAAAGGTATGAAGAAAGAAGATGTTGAGTATGATGAAGACGAAGAACTCTTAGAAGAGACTGATGAGGATGAAGAGATTGGTGAGGATGAAATCGTAGAGGCAAAAGAGGAAGAAGATAAGGAAGAAGAGGAAGAAGGAAAGAAAAAGGGCAAAAAAGAAGAAGATGATGAAGATGAAGAGGATGAAGATGAGGAAATGGAAGAAGAGTTCAGCATTGAAGAAGATGTAAATGCTCTTCTCGAAGGTGAAGAACTCTCCGAAGAGTTCCAAGAAAAGGCACGCACAATCTTTGAAGCTGCACTTCGCTCTAAGGTGGGTGACATCAAAGAAGCTCTAGAAGAGCAATATGCAGTTGCTCTTGCTGAAGAAGTTGAGGAAATCAAGGCAGAACTCAGCGAGCGTGTTGATGCATACCTTGAGTATGTGTCTGATGAGTGGTTCACTGAGAACGCACTTGTCATTGAACAAGGTCTTAAGACCGAAATGACCGAATCATTCCTACAAGGAATGAAGGGTCTTTTTGAAGAACATTATGTATCAATCCCTGAAGATAAATATGATGTACTTGAGAGTATGGTAGAAAAACTTGATGAAATGGAGACAAAACTCAACGAGCAAATTGAGAAAAACGTTTCCCTTAACAAGCGTCTCGCAGAGTCGGTTGCTGATGGAATCTTTGAACAAGTCGCTGAAGGTCTTGCAGACACTCAGAAGGACAAGCTCGCTTCACTTGCCGAAAGTGTTGAGTTTGAAAGTGAAAGAGAATATCGTGAAAAACTGGAGACATTGAAGGAATCATATTTTCCTTCAAGAGTAGTTTCTCCTAATGCAAAAACTGAAACCTTGTCTGAAGGTGTAGATAGTGCTCCAGAAGCAATTTCTGGATCAATGGCTGCATACCTCAAGACACTTTCAGCATTCCGCAAAAATTGAATTTAATATAATTCAAACAAAAAACGCACTTTAGTAAAAAGGTAAAAAGCAAATGTTCCATTCAGAGCATCTGCAGGAAAAGTGGGCACCCCTTCTCGACTATCAGGGTCTTGATCCAATCAAAGATTCTCATCGTAGAGCTGTAACCGCTGTCCTGTTAGAAAACCAAGAAAAATTCTTAAGAGAAGAATCAGCATTTAATTCAGGTGGCATCGGCAACCTGATGGAATCCCCAATCACCAACTCAGGTAACGCTGCTGCTGGTTCGGGAGCATTCGGAGGTACTTCTGCTGCTGGCGGTCCTACCGCAGGTTTTGACCCCGTTCTGATTTCCCTCATTCGTCGTTCAATGCCTAACCTGGTCGCTTATGACCTCGCTGGCGTTCAACCAATGAGCGGTCCTACAGGACTCATCTTCGCAATGCGTTCACGTTACACTGGACAAAGTGGCACCGAAGCTTTCTACAATGAAGTAGATTCTGCATTCTCTGGTCAGAATGCCGCTTTCGACAGAAATGCAGGATTCAGTTCAGTTACTTCTGGTCTGGGTACTACTGCACAGTCAGGAACCAACCCATCAGTATTGAACCCAGTAGGTGGTGCAGGAGATAATCTTGCATACGATGCTGGTCAGGGAATGGTAACTGGCGACTCAGAGCAACTTGGTGGTGATTCTGGTCAATTTAACCAGATGGCATTCTCAATCGAGAAAGTCACCGTTACCGCAAAGTCACGCGCTCTGAAAGCCGAGTATTCACTTGAGCTTGCTCAAGACCTTAAGGCAATCCACGGTCTGAATGCTGAAGCGGAATTGGCAAATATTCTCTCTACAGAGATTCTTGCCGAAATCAACCGCGAAGTTATCAGAACCATCTATAAGGTTGCTGAACAGGGTGCTGTACAGAACGTAGCAACTCCTGGCGTATTTGACCTGGACGTTGACTCCAACGGTCGTTGGTCAGTTGAGAAGTTCAAGGGTCTTCTGTTCCAAATTGAGCGTGATGCCAACGCAATCGCTCAAAGAACTCGTAGAGGAAAGGGCAACATTGTCATGTGCTCTGCTGACGTTGCTTCAGCACTGACCATGGCTGGTGTTCTTGACTACACCCCCGCACTCAACGCTAACCTTAACGTTGATGATACTGGCAATACATTTGCTGGTACTTTGATGGGCAAATTCCGTGTCTATATTGACCCATATTCTGCTAACCTGACTTCCTCGAACGGAACTCCAGGCAACCAGTACTATGTTGTCGGTTATAAGGGTTCTTCCCCCTATGACGCAGGAATCTTCTATTGTCCTTATGTTCCTCTCCAAATGGTTCGTGCCGTTGGTGAGAACAGCTTCCAGCCTAAGATTGGCTTTAAGACCCGTTATGGTCTTGTTGCAAACCCATTTGCAGAAGGCACTGAGCAGGGTCTTGGAAGACTTCAGGTTAATGCAAACCGTTACTACAGACGTGTTGCAGTCAAAAACCTTATGTGAACCACGGTTCATATTTTATCTGGAGGGTCTTCGGACCCTCTTTTTTTGTCTAAATACTTAAAAAAATACAATGACTAGAGGACAAATTGAGAATAGAAATTTTCTTTCTCCGACTGGATTTAAATTTACATTAGCAAGAGAACCAAAAGTAGCATTTTTTTGTAATCAGGCGAATATTCCAGATTTAAATCTTGGAGTTGCTATTCAACCGACATATACAAAAATGTTACCAACTCCAGGTGACATTATTGAATTTGGAGATTTGTCCATAAGATTTTTAGTTGATGAAAATCTTGAAAACTATATGTGCATCCAAAACTGGATTCGTGGTATGGGATTTCCGGAGAGATTGGGGCAATTTGCCGAGTTGGAAGAAAAGGGATTTGCTCAAGGCAATTATACTAAAGACCGACAGAATGTGTATTCCGATGGTACATTGCAGGTTTTAACTAGTAGTCAAATACCAAACTTTCAGGTAATGTTTCAGGATTTATTTCCATATACATTGTCAACATTGACATTTGATGCTACGGATACTGATATTCAGTACTTTACAGCGGACGTATCTTTCAAGTATACTATCTACAATATATTCGATTTAAGTGGAAATAGGTTATGAGCATTGATTTAGATAATATTCAAAAAATGTGGGAAGAAGATTCAAAAATGGATATTGACAATCTTCATACAGAATCGTTAAATATTCCAATTCTTCACGCAAAGTATTTTGACCTCTATAATACAATTAATCTATTGAAGAAGAAGGCAGAGCAGCAAAGAAAAAAAATAAGGCACGAAAGATATGAATACTTTACCGGTAAAGCAGACCCAGAAGTATATCTAGAAAATCCATTCCCCAAAAAGATTCGTGATAAGGAGACACTTCAGGGATATTTGGATTCAGACGATAAATTAGCACAAACCGCACTTAAAATTGAATACTACGAAACAATGCTTTCATATTTGGACAGCATCTTAAAAATGATATCAAACCGAACATATCAAATCAAAAACTCTATTGATTTTATTCGTTTCCAATCTGGATTGGGGTAGATAAATACTCATAGTAATATGAATGCTATGAGTGACGTAATTATTGAGAAGAAGAATGAAGTTTATTTAAAACTCTCTTGCGAGCCGCATATTTTATATGAACTTCAGCAATATTTTACATTTGAGGTTGAATCCGCAAAATTTATGTCCCACTACAGAAGTAGGCATTGGGATGGAAAGATTCGCCTTTTAAGCACCCATACTGGGGAAATTTATGTTGGGTTACTGGATAAAGTAATCGAAAAACTTAAACTTCATAACTATACATACGAATTTAAAGAAAATAAGTTTTACGGACAACCATTTGAAATTAATGAATTTGTTTCATATGAGGGAGTAAAGGATTATATGTCCTCTATTTGCTCTCATTCTCCGCGTCAGTATCAAATAGAGGGAGTATATGATGCTTTACGGCACAATCGAAAGTTACTGATAAGTCCAACTGCGTCAGGAAAAAGTCTGATGATTTACGGCCTCGTGCGGTATTATGTGGATAGAGGGCAAAAAATTCTTTTAGTTGTTCCAACGACATCTCTTGTAGAGCAGATATACAAGGATTTTCAAGATTATGGATGGGATTCTGATTCATACTGTCACCGAATTTATTCTGGTAAGGAAAAGACAAATGAATTTCCAGTTACTATTACAACTTGGCAATCAGTATATAAACTAGAAAGGTCATTCTTTGAAGAATACAATGTAATTATAGGAGATGAGGCTCACCTTTTCAAGAGCAAATCTCTAATTGAAATAATGACCAAACTTCATCACGCGAAATATCGTTTTGGATTCACAGGAACTTTAGATGGCACCCAAACGCACAAATGGGTGCTTGAGGGATTGTTTGGTCCATCTTATAAAGTTACAAGAACAGACGAGCTAATGAGGCAGGGACACCTCTCTCAATTAGATATTCGCTGCATAGTATTAAAACATCCTCCACGAAGATTTGAAACCTATGAGGAAGAGATTCAGTATTTAATCTCCCACGAACAACGAAATAAATTTATCACAAATCTCACTCTGGATTTAAAGGGAAATACTCTTGTACTTTTTTCTAGAGTAGAGGCACACGGAGCAATACTTTACGAAAGAATAAATAGTAATAGAAAAGAAAAGCAAAAAGTATTCTTTGTTCATGGTGGAGTTGATACCGAAGAAAGAGAATTGGTTAGAGAAATTACTGAAAGGGAAAACAATGCAATTATTGTTGCTTCTTATGGAACTTTCTCTACTGGTATCAATATCAAAAACCTCCACAATGTAATTTTTGCTTCTCCTTCCAAATCAAGAATTAGAAACTTGCAGTCAATTGGAAGAGTTTTGAGAAAGGGTAAGGACAAGACAAAAGCAGTTCTTTATGATATTGCTGATGATTGTACTCATAACTCAAGAAAAAATTATACTCTCAACCACCTCATTGAAAGAATTAAAATATATAACGAAGAAAACTTTAACTACGAAATTATCACAGTACAACTAAAAAAATAATAAAATATGGAAGAAGATTTTTATGCTACCGTTAAATTAAAAACAGGAGAAGAAATATTTTGTAAAGTTGCTGCATCTGAAGAAGATGATAGAACTTTATTGATAATTTCAAATCCTATTATTGTTGCAGAAATTAAAAGTAGAACGGGATTAGTTGGATATAAAGTAGAACCCTGGTTAAAAACCACAACAGATGATATGTTTATTATTAATATTGAAGACGTATTAACTCTTTCTGAGTCGTCTGACATAGAGATGATTATGCTTTATCAATCCTACATTAGACAATCCGATAAAGAAAGAAGCAATCAATCTAAATTGAATAGAAGAATGGGATATATCTCTAATGTTAATGATGCTAAAGAGATTCTAGAAAAGCTTTATAAAAATAGCTAAAGCTCACTTATCAAACCTCACAAAGGTAATTATACAGAGATTCCATAGGGTTGTCAAATGCCATTAGAAATGTTATAATATCTACATAATAATGATAAAAACTTATGATAAGCACAGCGGTTATGACCAAGAGAAAGAGGTCAGAGCATTACGTTAATAACAAAGAGTTTCTGGCAGCACTTATTAAGTATCGCGAGGACAAGGAGATTGCCCTTCTTCAAGACAAGCCAAAACCACCTATTCCCAGATATATTGGCGAGTGTTTCTTGAAGATCGCAAATCATCTCTCCTTTAAGCCCAACTTTGTAAATTACATGTTTAAGGAAGACATGATTTCCGATGGGATTGAAAACTGCGTTCAGTACATTCACAACTTCAATCCCGAAAAGTCACAAAACCCCTTTGCATATTTTACTCAAATCATCCATTATGCTTTTATTCGTAGAATCACAAGAGAAAAGCGTCAATTAGAAATCAAGAATAAAATTCTTGAGCGTTCTGGGTTCAGTGAGGTCTTTACTGACGACAACACTATTGACGGGGGGAACTATTCGGACTACAATAGCATCAAGGACGAAATTCACAGTAAATTGAGGTATTGATTTTTTAGTAATGAAGATTGCAATTATCACCGATACTCATTATGGCGCGAGAAAGGGGTCTAAACTCTTTCACGACTACTTTGAACTCTTCTATAAGAATGTGTTCTTCCCAACGCTGGAACAGTATGGGATTACAACAGTTATTCATATGGGAGATGCTTTTGATAGTCGCAAATCAATTGATTATCAAAGTTTGGAGTGGGCTAAAAGAGTTGTATTTGAACCCCTTTCCAAATATCAGGTTCATATGATTGTGGGAAATCATGATAGTTACTATAAAAACACTAATAATACAAACTCACCAGAACTTCTTCTGAAAGATTATCTGAATATTCAAACTTATTCTTCTCCTACTGAAATTAAAGTTGAGAATCTTGATATTCTTCTCCTTCCATGGATTTGCTCAGAAAATGAAGAGCAATCCTTGAAAATGATTAAGAAAACCAAAGCAAAAGTTGCTATGGGTCATCTTGAACTTCATGGATTTAGAGTAAATAGGCAAATTGTAATGGAACATGGACTGGAAGCAAATCTTTTTAAAAACTTCACGAAGGTATTTTCTGGTCATTACCACACTCGTTCTAATAATGGAACTGTGTTCTATCTCGGCAATCCTTATGAGATATACTGGACAGATGTAAATGATACTCGCGGATTTACTATCTTTGATACTGAAACCTTAGAGCATACTCCAATCAATAATCCATATAAAATGTTTCATAACATTTACTATGAGGACACTGATTTTCAAACTTTTGATACAAGAGAGTACGCAAATAAGATTGTAAAAGTTATTGTCCGCAAAAAAACAAATACTAAAAAGTTTGAAAAATTCATAGATAAACTTTATGAAGCAAATATTTCAGAGTTGAATATCATTGAAAATTTTGATATTCAAGAACCTGAAGAGTTTGATGTGTTTGAAAGCGAGGATACAATTTCTATCTTGAATAGATATATTGAGGAAGCAGAAATCAATCTTGATAAATCTGTTATTCAAAAATTAATGCAAGAAATCTATCAGGAAGCGTGTGAATTGGTTTAATGTTTATTCTAACAATTAACGGCAGGGAAACAGAAGGTGCATATTCGGTAATCAATGATGAAGGGGAACATATTTTGTATCTCTTTCAGGAAGAAGATGATGCCACAAGATATGCTATGATGTTAGAGGAAGATGATTATCCCGAAATGCATATAATAGAGATTGAAGATGATGTAATGATAAAAACCTGCGAAATGCATGGATATCAGTACGTAGTCATTACTCCAGATGACATTGTAATTCCTCCGAATTTGGATCATAATTTTATTTGAAAATTTTTGGAATTTATGAAATCCACGACAAGGACTGGACAAAAAACCAAAAATTTGATAGGATACCTACAGTAATAAATTTTGTGTTGTGATTATTTTTGAAACCATATCTTGGCGAAATTTTTTAAGCACAGGACAGCAACCAACTGCCGTAAATCTCAATAAGAACAAGACCTCGCTAATTATTGGGGCTAATGGTGCAGGCAAAAGTACCATATTGGATGCCCTGTGCTTCTCACTGTTCAATAAACCATTTAGGAAAATTAATCGTCCACAATTAATTAACTCTGTTAACGAAAAGGATGTATTCGTTGAAGTTAATTTTACTATAGGCAAAACAAAATGGAAAGTTGAAAGGGGAATAAAACCAAATATTTTTAAAATATATTGCAACGGAAAGGAACTTGATCAAAAAGCGTCTGCAATTGATCAGCAAAAGTGGTTAGAGCAGAACGTTCTCAAAATGGACTTTCGTAGTTTTACTCAAATTGTTATTTTGGGATCAAGTACGTTTGTTCCTTTTATGCAACTTTCCGCCGCCCATCGTAGGGAAGTAATTGAAGATCTTCTTGATATTAAGATCTTTTCCTCTATGAATAGTGTAATCAAAGAAAAGATCCGCCAATCAAAAGAGGAAATTAAAGTTTTTGAATTAAAGAAACAATCTCTTGTTGATAAAGTTAAGATGCAAGAGAACTTCATTGAAGAACTTGAAAGTCGCGGAAAAGAAAACATCAATAAGAAGAAGGAATTAATCAATACGCTCAATAGTGAAGTTGAATTTCATATGTTGGAAAATTCAAAGATTGAAGAGGGCGTCTTCTCCACACAAAAAGAACTTGAAGATTATCTTGGTGCTTCAGATAAACTCAGGAAACTTGGAAATTTAAAAGGCAAGATTTCACAAAAAGTATCAACAATTACTAAAGAGCATAAATTCTTCACAGAAAATACGGTTTGTCCTACATGTACTCAAGAGATTGATGATACCTTTAGAATAAATAGAATTAGTGACGCTCAATCTAAAGCAAAGGAGTTGCAATCTGGTTATAAGGAACTAGAGGAGGCAATTAAAGAAGAAGAGGACCGAGAGCGTCAATTCCTTATTCTCTCTAAGGAGATTTCAAAACTCACAAATGACATTTCTCAAAACAATACTAAGATCTCTGGATGCCAAAGACAAATACGAGATCTTGAATATGAAATTCAAACAATTACCGAACAACTTGAAAACCGAAATACTGAACACGAGAAATTAGAAGAATTTAAAGTTAGTTTAAAAACTACATATGATGAACTTGCCACCAAAAAAGATCTAATTAAGTATTACGATTTTTCTTACACCTTACTTAAGGATGGTGGAGTAAAAACTAAAATTATTAAGAAGTATCTACCACTAATAAATCAGCAAGTCAATCGTTACCTACAGATGATGGACTTTTACATTAATTTTACACTTGACGAAGAATTTAACGAAACTATTCAATCTCCAATTCATGAAGATTTTTCTTATGCCTCTTTCAGTGAAGGTGAGAAAGCTAGAATAAATCTTGCACTTGTATTTGCTTGGAGAGAAGTTGCGAAGATCAAAAACTCTGCTCATACAAATTTAATTATATTTGATGAAGTATTTGATAGTTCTCTTGATGGGTTTGGAACAGAAGAATTTCTTAAAATTATTAGATATGTGATTAAAGATGCCAATGTTTTTGTAATCTCCCACAAAACTGGACTTGAAGACAAATTTGAAAGCGTACTTAAATTTGAAAAACAAAAGGGATTTTCTCACCTAATGTTATAATCAAAGATGCACCCATCATGGGTGTTTTTTTATGTGTGCCACTTTTTGAAGTGTCTATGTCCCCTATGCAAGAGGTCTATTCCGTGTATAATAGGTTCATAACGCACAAGTCCAAATGACAGTTAATCTTGAAATTAAAGGATCTCTTGCCCGCCTTCTGGCAACTGAAGATATTATCGTTGAACATAAAAAGGTAGAGACCGCCTGTTTTAATGTTCAAACGCGATGCCTGACGCTGCCTCTTTGGGAGAAGGCCAGTGATAGCATTTATACTATGCTTGTTTTGCATGAGATTTCTCACGCTCTTTGGACTCCTAATGAGGATTGGTCCGTTAATTGTAAAGTTCCTCAGCAATATGTGAATATTGTTGAGGATGCTAGGGTTGAAAAACTCTGCAAGAGGAAGTATCAGGGATCTCCTAAAAGTTTTTTCAATGGGTATAAAGAACTTCACGCGGAAGATTTCTTCTCTATTGGCGACGAAGATATTTCTAAGTTCAGTCTTGCGGACAAAGTAAATCTTTACTTTAAAATTGGCAATTTTATTGATCTGAATTTCACTGCAGAAGAACAGGAAATTGTTGATCTGATTGCGGTAGCAGAAACATTTGCTGACGTTCTGATTGCTTCCGAAGAACTTTATAAGTATTGCAAAAAGCAAAAAGAACAGGAAAAGATTGATAATGTTGAGAACCAGAAAGAATCTGGTTCTTCTGGTGATCAAAGTAATGATCTGCAGGAAAAGAATGAAGGAGAAAATGAAACAAATGAGGCATCTTCTCCAAATTTGCAACAAGAGACCAATCAATCTGGATCTGCTAAAGGCGATGAAGTTTCTTTTGATGGAAACAAAAATCAAGAAGAACCTGAACTCCGAACTGTAGATTCTCTTGCGGATAATATCAAAAATCTTGCAAATATGCTTGGATCTGAAAGCATCTATGTTGAAGTGCCAAAGGTTAATCTTGATACTGTGATCGCAAAGAATACAGAAATTCACAAAGAAATTGATACTCATTTTCGCCACGAAAATATTAAGCACAAAAATGCTTATGGAGAATCTTCTGATGCGTTTCAAAGCGTAGATTTGGAATACCGTAAATTTAAGACCTCAGCACAAAAAGAAGTTAGTTATTTGGTAAAAGAGTTTGAATGCCGCAAAGCAGCAGATTCTTATGCTAGGGTTACTACTGCGCGAACTGGAGTTCTTGATACTTCAAAACTGCATAGTTATATGTACTGTGAAGATCTCTTCAAGAAGGTATCTGTTCTTCCTGACGGCAAAAATCACGGTTTGATTTTTATTCTTGATTGGTCTGGTTCTATGAGCCATGTGATGCAAGATACGTGCAAACAACTTTTCAACTTGATTTGGTTTTGTAGGAAAGTATCTATTCCTTTTGAGGTTTATGCCTTTACTAATGAATGGAATTCTTGCACTTATGATTACCAAACTGGAAAGTATATCCGTGCAGATTTGAAATGCCATTATACAAAAAAGGATGGTATCCTGTCTGTTGATGATAGATTTGCTTTGATGAACTTGCTCACAAGCAAAGTGTCTGGAAATGAACTGGAAAAGCAAATGGTAAATATCTGGCGTCTTGCATCTTGCTTTAGTAATTGCTATTCGTCAAAATATAGCATTCCTTCCAGGTTGTCTCTGTCTGGAACTCCTTTGAATGAGTCTCTTATTTGCTTGCACGAAATTATCCCAGTATTCCAAAAGAATAACGGACTGCAAAAAGTTCATTGCATTGTTCTAACTGATGGAGAATCTCAACCGATTCCCTATCACGTTGAAATCAAGAGGGGAGAATCAAACTCCTATATTGGAGTTCGTGCAATTAACGAAAAGGTTTTTCTGCGTGATCGTAAGTTGGGCACTACCTACCGATTCGGATATGAGTATCATAAATTTACGGATACTATCATCAAAAACTTGAAAGATAAATTCACCTCTGTTAATTTTGTGGGAATTCGTATTATTGCCAGTAAAGATGCAAGTAGGTTTATGAGTCTTTATCATAACTACGATGATCAGTATCGGATTATGCAGAATGATTGGAGAAAATTCAAAAGTTTTACAATCACTAATTCTGCATATCACGCATATTTTGGATTGTCCTCCTCGGCACTATCTCAGGATTGTGACTTTGAAGTTAAGGAATCTGCAACAAAGGCACAAATTAAATCTGCCTTTGTGAAATCTCTAAAAACCAAAAAATTGAATAAAAAAGTTCTTGGGGAGTTCATTTCTCTTGTGGTATAAATATCTCTAAAAGTATTTTAGGGATATGAAAACATTTCAAGACTTTATTACTGAAGTTTATGGGCGTTCAAGTTATTCCAAATCTAGGACTTCTTTGCGCCCAGCAGTTCGTGGTAGAGACTATGAAGATTATAAAGACAGAAAACCACTCCCCGATTTTTCTAAATTTCAGGGCGGGTACAATGTAGATCACAAAAAAGAAGCAGAAAAAAATAGAAGAGCAGACACTAAAAAAAGAATGAATGCCGCAGGAAAAAAACTTGGTCTTCCTGAAGATGTTGAGATTGAAGAAGGTATCGGAATGACAGTTGCGAATGCAATTGGTAATCCTCCTCCTTTGAGTAAAAGAATGGTACTCAAGAGGAAACTTATTTCTCGCGAGATTGAAAAAAACTCACAAAAGAATAAAACTAAAAAGTATAGTGGAAAAGCAGCAGCAACAGAAGAGTATGTTCAAGAATTATTCATAACAAGAAAATCTCCTGAACAAAAAGCAGAAGAAAAGAGAAAGAAAAAAGTCACCGAACTTATTCGTTTGATGAAGCACGCAAAAGACTCAAGTTCTGATGTTGCAAAGACTAAAGCAAAAATTAATTAAAATGAGATGAACAAATTTCCATTTCAACATTCAGTTGACGAAGATAAAAAAATAGTTTATATTCGCTGGGAAGGAAATGGACACCTTGGGCGATATGGAGTTCCTCATATCGTAAAAAAATTCTATCCACAATACACATATAAATTTAGGGACACCATTTAACAAATATGGGTCCACTTGATGAACTGGCCACTGGGAGTCCTGCCCGACTCCCTTTTGCCTTATAATGACTACAGTTGAAAAACAAAACCACTACGTTATGCCTCGTATCAAAATGAATGACAATCAAATTATTGACGATCTGAAAACTACTTTCGGGGACACCATTACTTCTGCCGATGTGCGGGGTTATTGTGCTTCTAAAAATCTTTCCTATCCTACTGTCACTAAGCGACTTGACCCCTTCAAAGTTGGTCGTGGCAAATGGAATCTTGAGGTGACTCAAGAACGTGTGGAAGAGATTGAGCGTTCCTTCCAGAATGTTGCTGTCCTTCCCGAACATCACCAAAACCTTATTCCTGATAAAGATGCTACTTTCGTCAAGTTTGGTAACTTCAATGATGTTAAAAAAATTATTCACTCCCGTCTCTTTTATCCTACGTTCGTTACGGGTCTTTCGGGTAATGGTAAAACGTTCGGTGTGGAGCAAGCGTGTGCTCAACTTGGTCGCGAATTGATCCGTGTCAATATTACTATTGAGACTGACGAGGATGATCTGATCGGCGGTTTCCGTCTTGTGAATGGCGAAACTGCCTGGCACAATGGTCCTGTGATTGAGGCACTTGAGCGTGGTGCTATCCTGCTGCTTGACGAGATTGACCTTGCATCTAACAAGATTCTCTGTCTGCAATCCGTTCTGGAAGGTAAAGGTGTCTTCCTGAAAAAGATTGGTCGGTTTGTCAAACCTGCTGCTGGATTCAATGTGATTGCCACCGCAAACACTAAAGGCAAAGGTTCTGATGATGGTCGTTTCATTGGTACTAACGTTCTGAATGAAGCATTCCTTGAGCGTTTCCCTGTGACCTTTGAGCAGTCCTATCCTGCACCTTCCGTGGAACAAAAGATTCTTGAGGGTATTGCTCTGGATCTTGGTGTGGAAGATCGCGAATTCTGCAAACGTCTTGTTGATTGGGGTGATGTAATTCGTAAGACCTTCTATGATGGTGGTATTGAGGAAATTATCAGTACTCGTCGTTTGGTTCATATCCTTCGCGCATACTCTATTTTCAATGACAAAGCAAAGGCAATTCAAGTTTGTGTGAATCGTTTTGACGATGAAACTAAAACTGCGTTCCTTGAGTTGTACGATAAAATTGATGCTGATTTTGTAATGCCTACCAAAGAAGCTACCGAAGAGGTTGCACCAAAGAACATTTTCTGATATAATATGGGAAGGTAACTATACCTTCCCTCTTTTTATGATTGATCCAACCTTTACTATTAATATGAACGAAACAACAAATCATCTTTGGAAATATAACGAAGATAAAATCCTGAAAGATATTGAGGATTATGTGACTAGTACTTATGGAAGTCATTACTGTGGTCACAGCGAAGATTATAGGAATATTCAAACTATTGATCTGATGGCAGCAAAAGACCTTGCTCCTGGATTTTGTCAATCAAATATTTTGAAATATGGGTCTCGTTATGGTGATAAAGATGGGCGCAACAAGCGGGATTTGCTGAAAGTGATTCACTATGCTATGCTTCTGCTTCACTTTGATGGGCACTATTCCCGCAAAGATAACGGTCTCTCTGAATTTCGCTGAACATTATGAAACTCTCTGATAAAACTCTGACTCTTCTTAAGAACTTCTCTTCTATCAATCAATCTATTCTTTTTAAAGAAGGAAATTCTCTTCGTACTATTTCTGTAATGAAAAATATTCTTGCAGAAGCAACAATTGAAGAAGAACTACCCAAGGATTTCGGTATCTATGACCTCAATCAATTCCTGAATGGTCTTAATCTTCACCAAAATGCGGAACTTGATTTTGGGAATGATAATTATGTTGTCATCAAAGAAGGCAAATCGCGCTCCAAATACTTCTTTGCAGATCCCAATGTAATTGTCACTCCTCCTGATAAATCCATTTCCCTTCCAAGTGAAGATGTTTGTTTCCTTCTTGATACCAAAGAACTTGATAAACTGCTTAAGGCTGCTGCTGTGTATCAACTGCCTGACTTGTCTGTGGTTGGCGAAGCTGATGTGGTGAAACTTGTGGTTCGCGATAAGAAGAATGATACCTCTAATGATTTCTCTATTGTTGTTGGTGAAACTGATGAAGTATTTTCCTTCAACTTTAAAGTGGAAAATATCAAGATTATTCCTGGTTCTTATGAGGTTGTGATTTCTCAGAAACTTCTTTCCCGATTTAAGAATACTGGATTTGATGTAACATATTATATCGCTCTTGAACCCGACAGCACTTTTGGGTGAACATCTGAGAGTATTCTTTTTATAAATAATTATGTAGTTGGAAGATAAGCAAATGTATTGTTTGGAATGTAATTCTTCTCTTAAAAAAAGACAAAAAAAGTTCTGCTCTTGTAAATGTATGAATGTGTATAATGCAAGAGAATTTGGTATGAAAAAAAGAGAAGAAAATCCAAACCGATATAAAATTTGTGAAGAATGCAATCAATCTCTAAATCTTAATAAATTTAGTTTGATTGATAAGTGGAACTCCAATTCTGGAACAAAGAATACTTGTAAAAAATGTTCCGCAAGAATCCGACAAGTTCAAAAATTAAATAAAGATTGGAAAGAAGATGCTGCTAAACTTCTTTATAAAAATATTAAGTCAAGATGTAAACAAACTGGAAGAGAATTTTCTATTGATTTAGAAGATATAATTATTCCAGAAAAATGCCCCGTATTTGGATTTGACTTAAAAAGAGAAGATAAAAAAACCTGGATGTTTGCTCCTAGTGTTGACAGGATAGATAGTTCCAAAGGTTATATAAAAGGAAATATTACAGTCGTCAGTAGAAGGGCAAACATCTTAAAAAGAGATGCTACAGTTGAAGAGTTAGAACTATTGGTTCATTACTACAAAACATTGAGGAATTAATCTTGAACATATTTGTTACTTCTCCATTTCCTGCGGAGAGTGCTATTGTACTTCCTGACCGTCACGTAACGAAGATGGCCCTTGAATGCTGCCAGATGCTGTCCATAGTGGCGTCTGAGTGGTATCATGGGTATGGAACCCTACCCAAGGCAGATGGGACGCCTTACAGCACCACCAAGGGGGCATTCAGGAACCATCCCTGTACCAAGTGGGCAGCGGAGAGTGTCCACAATGCTTACTGGTTGATCAAGCACGGTATGAATCTGTGTGATGAATATATGCTGAGATACGGTAAGCAGCATTCGTGTTATAATACTCTACTTGCTGCTTATTATCTTTTCCCCAAAGGAAAGATTACTGAAGTCACTCCATTTGTTCGTGCTATGCCCGATGAATATAAATTTGATACCTCTATAGATACATTTGAGGCATATAAAAGGTATATTTCCTCAAAAACTTGGGTAAAGGACAACTATCTTCGTATGCCCCAGAGGCGTCCAGAATGGGTAGTATAAGTAGGGCACTAACACTTTTTTGCCTCAAAGATTGTTGTTTATCGCCTAATTTTGGATTGCACTTGATTATTTTTATTTGTGAAAAATTATGAAAGTAAAAGAACTTATTGAATTGCTC